ATTAAAGTATCTTTTGAAATCGTCATTTTCTTATCTTGTGTGGTCATTACTTAAGCCTCTTAATAGTTACTGTTGTTCCTATTTGTGCTGCTGTAGTTTGTGCCGAGGTGGCTTCGTAGGTAACATCTACAACATCATCAACGGCACATGTGAATATAGCAGATATCGTTCTTTCAACAGGATCAACAGTAGTGTGAGCCCGAGGGTTCGCTGTGTTAACAGGAGATCCCTCTACATTAACATGAAGCTCGATTAGCGTAGAACCCCCTTCGAAAAAGAGCCTCCCCACACATTCATATGTACCCGCTTTCTTTACAACAAAGTTTTTAGCAGAATCGTCCCAACTGATATCGGCGGTATTCGAAACGACAGAAGTGGGAGTATTAGAATACCCTACATGTTTTTCATCAGAGGAGGCTACATCATCTGAGGTTAGTTGAATGTATGCAAAGGGAGGAGGATATGGCATACCATTAAAGGTAAGCCCTGAAACGGCTGTAGCGGAGACGCTTGCCCCTGTAATTGTAGGAGAAGTAAACGCAAAAGCACTAGCCGTAACATTATCAGAAGTAAACGTATTTGTGGTTATTAATTTAGCTTCAAGGGCACTTGTAATAAATGTTTTCCCTGTAATGTTAATATCAGCCACCCCTGATTCGGGAGTAATACTACCAGTGCCAGTATTGTAAACTAGCCCAACAGATTGTTGTGCAGTTGCTGACACACCTGATGCTAATTCATTAACAATGATACTAGAACCCAAACCAATAACAACTCCAGAAACGGAGGTATTACCAGTCCCTCCTAACTCTTGAGGAACAACATCAGTGCCCGAAACAAACTCGGCCAAGCCAGTTGGACGGTCTAACTCGTCAACTTCAACAAAAATAGGAGTACGATCAGCCACTAGGAACCCCCAGAAAATTTACAATAATCTGTAATGCTACTTGCAAAAGTAGTTCCATTATCAATTGCTCCAACGATCTCCATGTTTACAAGTCTGTTAACAGTAGCATTTCCGTTTACTGCTCCCATGAGATTAGCCATCCCACCAGTCCTTGTAATTGTAACTAGGATGTCTCCTTTTGGATTAACAAGCCTAAACGAAAATCTACCACTGCTAACTTTATAAAGAAGAACTCTCCACTGGTTTCCTGCTGCTCCACCTGCTCTGCTGTTTGAGTTTAATTTAAAAACAACAAAGTTAGTTCTATCTTCATACATCACGCAAATAGCGGGACTAGACTTTGATCTAGAGCCTCTACTTTTATTAGATAGTGGACCAGAAACGAAACTCCTAGGCCCTAAGGGTCTAAGTCTAACCATTTAATTTCCTATAGGGCGCTCGTTATCTCGTCCAGGGTTTCCGTGCTGGACTTGTCCATATGTAAGAAAAAAGTTACAAGCTCCGACTTGATCTAGTTGAATATCAATTACACTAGCTCTATCAGCGTCAGAAAGTAAATATTCAACAACTCCTTTGTTTACACTAGCAAATCCCCCGCAGATACCGCTTAAGGTACTACCCATGGCACTTGAGGTGTCAGCGTTTAAAGATTTAGCTGTCACTAAGGCCGCAGGATTGTCACCAGGGTTGGTAGCAACAGAAAAATATGCGTCTGGATTTTCTCCAGAAGCTTCAACAGAAATAAAGTTACATTTAAGAGCAGTCCCTGCTGTATCTCGTAAAGTAACAGAAGATGGGGATACCTCGTTTCCTGCTAAACTCATAACCATAGAAAACGGTCTAAATTGTGCTTCCATTATTCAGTTTCCTCCTCATCGTTGTCCATTCCAAGTTCAGCGGCAATATCAGCAACCATGTTTTCGAGATCAGCTAAGTCACTAACAACTTCGTTTTCGCCCTGTGTTTCTGGGACAACAGGAGCCTCTTCGTTTCCTGGATCAATAGGAGCCTCTTCCGCAGGAGGAACTGCTTCCCCTGCAACATCAGGTCCTGCCCCTGTGGGATCTGGTGACGGTGCTGGTGCCTCAGCGGCAGCTTCTTGATCTGCCATTGCCTGATCGTCCAGATTTTCATCACTAGAATACTCTTGGTCTTTAACAACCTTATCTTGAAGAGTTTTCACTAAATCTTGAATATCAGTTAAGTCTTTATTTACTCTTTTAAAGTTTACTTTAGGCAAGGTATCCGTATCAGCTTCTTCTAAAAGCTGATCATAGCCCACTGCGATAAACATTTCTAACAAGTAATCGTTAACGTCGATGCATTCAACACCTGATTTTGTTTTTAAGCTTTGTCCCATTTCAGATAATACTTCTTTGAGAACAGACCCCTTTGGAGATAATCGAGAGAGTGCTTCAAATATTACAACTTGCGTATTTGCCAAGCTTTTAAACGAAGCAGGGTTTTGAAGATTTTGAATGTTTACACCATATTTTTCATTAATAGTTTCAATAAATGATTCCTTAACTTCTTTCTTATATTCAAAAATCCTAGAAGAGTATGATTGAATATCTTTATCAGATACCCCAATACCGTTGCTATGGCCTAAACAATTAGAGAATGTATTAAACAAACTCTTTTTAGAGGCTAAAGCTAGATAAGGAATTTCTTGTAATGCTTCCGAAAGAGCACTAACAACTTCTTCATCGCTGCCAAACACTAGACTGGCAAGCTTTTGGATAGATGCGTTGTCTGCCCAAATAGTGTCGAAGCTCCTCTTAGACTCAAGAAGTTCTCTCTTAACCAACTCTTGTCGGCAAACCATATCATAAATGGAAGGAGTAACTCCATCTTTAAGAGTATAACTTTTACCTTCTTCAAGCTCTTCTACAGTTAACCTAGGAAAGTTAAAAGCGTTAGACACTGCATTTGAAAGGTTAATTGCATTTCTAATTTCAGGAACACTAGTAACTTTTTCAAAGTTTTCTTTTAAAAACTCATGAAGTTGGGGAGAAACTTCAACAAGCTTTTGAAACTCAGCAGTTTCGATAATATCTTCAACGGCTGCTAATCTATTTGATTGCTCGTATAACTTAGCCTGAACTGTTGAAAGCTTTAGTCTATTTTCCCAAAGAGACAGGACATCGGAGAACGAGTCATCAGCAGATGAATATTCGCCATAATGAATGCTTTCAACAAACGAATGAATCTTTTCATTTACAAAAGAATCAAGTTGTTCTCCATCTTCAAATACAGAAGAATCTTGAACCTTAATCGAATTGATTGTAACATCTTTGTCCATGGAATACTTTCCACTAATAACCTTGCCACTTTCCGTGAGATAAGAAACTTGCGAATTATTGCTATCAATAGCAAACAAGCTTACATTCTCCCGTAAAGATCGGGCTACACAATCACCTAATTTAACAAGGTGGGTAATAGTCTTATCTCTTTCTTCAAATAGTTTCGAAAACATTTTTAATCTCCATTTATACGAACTCTAAACTTATATATGTTAGCTTTTAGTTGTACTCTGTGCTTTTTCTTGTTGTTTTTTAATTATTCTAGAAATAACTTCCTTTTTGTCATCTTCTAGAACTAAATCTCGTAAAGATTCTAACTCAGAACCCCTTTCTTCATTAGCCGTAGGGGGTACGTTTTCAGCAGGTTCCTGCCCTCCCGCTTCCCCAGGCCCAGGACCAGCCATAGCAGCTTGCTCTTGCTGCTGATCCATATCTTTCTGTTGCTGTTCATCCATCTCTGAAGTCATTCGTGCAATTTCTTCATCTGTCATATCATAGAATTCTCTATAGATTGAATCCTTAGAAAATAAACCCAGTTGCTGAACAGCAGCGATTACTCTTGTTTTTTGTTCATCAATATCAAGCTTTCTCTTGGCTGACATATCAGAAGGCTCAGGAAGAGCAATTCGTAGTTTTTTAATTAAAGCAGCAGGAAAACCCTTAAGCTGCAAGTGACGTTTCGCCATATTCTCTAAACCAGCCTCAATATCTACTTGAACCCTTTGAATAGTTCTAGCAAACTTAACGTCAAGCTGAGAGAGGTTAGCTTTCCTTTCAGGAGACTGATCTTTCTCAACTAAGTAGTCTTTAGGAACTTTGAGAGCAGCAAGCAGTTTATCACGGTAGTATCGAACATCTTCAATCTCTCCAAGGTTCGTTGCTCCAGGAAGAGTATCAATCTTTGTACCTCTTCCGTTCTTAGTAGGCACAAAGAAGTCCTCATCCATAGACATCGGATTATATCTAGAATCAATAGTACCTTTGCTAGAGTTATAAAACTTCTCCTTCTTAAACTTCTGCTTTAGACGTTCAATGAACATCTCTGCCTTGCTTGTAGGAAGATTCCCTGTATCAACATAAAAGATGCGTCTCTCAGGTGCGCGAGAAAGTCTATAAATCATCATCGCATCTTCCATCATCTTAAGAGATCGGAAAACACGATGACATAATGCCGCAATTGATTTTCCATACGGATAAAACACTGGGTCAGAAGTGTGCATTCTGTAGTGTACAATTTGATTCTTGTCAAGCTCAATGTACTTCATTGGTCTGACATTTTCAGACTGACCTACTTCAGAGTACTGTAAAGATTCTAAATTAGGGATTTCTTGCAAGAATTTCTTAAGATAGCCATACTCAGTCTCGACTCTCAGAATCCAGTTAGGGTTAAGAATCTTAATTTTCTTAATTCCCTCTTCAGGCTTGTTAACATCGAGAATAAGCTCTGTAAAGCAATCACCATACTTTACGGTATTACGAACAATGTCCCAAAGAAACTTGTGCATGTTAACTTGCTCGAATAACCTATTGACCTCATCTACAACAAGATCACTTTCTGATTTAATTGTCCATCTTTCTGAACGAGTTCCTTTTTGAGTAGAGTCATCTGCATAGATATCAAACGCCGCACCAATTTCAGGATACTCATCCATCTCTTCATACTCTTTATACCTTCTGCGTCGATTTAGCTCTAGTTGGGGTAGAATTGGGTTTCTTTGAACGCCCCCGATAGCGGGTCCACCATCAACTTCTTGATCTTTGATAACTTCTGTGCTTACAACAGTATCACCTTGCTCAGGCGTTACTTTACCTTGATCAATAGCCCTCGCTGCGGGGACTTGTGCTTTAGTAGCAAAGAATTTGGCAAAGAACCGCCCAATGGGACCCGTAGGGGTATAGTATGACGCTGTTCTTTGTTGGGTTCCACCAAATGTGGTGTATCCACTCTCATTTAGTTCATCATTTATTTCATCAGCCATTTAAAATCTTCCTGGGTCATTCCACCATACGCTGTCTTAAAGTTATGCTTGAAACTTTGACTGGGCGCTAAAGGTTTTTGTTGTTTTTCAAGTTTTGATACAAATTCAATATGAGTCGTATCTAACAAGTTTTTATAAGCATGAACAGCGAGAGCAAGACTCATAACAAGATCATCATGATGATTCTTCTCAGCCTCAACTCTTCCGTTTTCAGTTATAATAAATGTCATTAGTTCATCACAAGTTCGAACTGAGTTGATTTTAACTAAATCAGTCCTAATTGCTTCTTCTAGTTCAGCTAGTATACTTTCTCTATTCTTTGCAGTTACCTGAAAGCCGATTTCATCTTTATCATCAGCCCAAAGGTTCTCGTACTCATAGATATTATAGAGCCAGTCAATTAAGTTATTTCCAATAGTGTTTCGCTCACAGATTATGTGCGCTACATTATATAGCATACCTTCATTAAATAATATTTTAGCAAAGTCATTTATGGGTGTTCTATTAGAATAAAACTCAGCAACTTGCTGTCCATTATACATGTTGATCACATGAAATGCAGAGTAATCCCTGTCCCGTCCAAGAGAAGTATCACATGCTATGAGGTAGGAGTACTGTGGTTGCGGCTCTTGCCAAACCCTCATTCTATTGTTATATTTGGTGAAATACTCCTCACTTGTTTGAGACGATATCTGTTTTAGAGTCTCTCCCTCAATATAAGTATCCCCTGTTCCAAGGAAGGAGCATTCATACTCTTGTAACCACTGCTTCATGGGCATATTAGCTTTAGTGGTTTCTTCCCATTTATGAATATCTAACCCTTTTTCTTCCATCTCCCTATAGAGATGACTAAAATTCTCATTATAGTTGTACTCAGGATGTTCTTGCCATCTAATATCAATTGGATTAAATGAGTTATCTCCCGTCATAGCTTTTTGATAAACTTCGTGATACCAATTACCAATACCGTTAACAGTGGACAGAACAAAGGCTCGACCTCCTGTAGAGATAATGGGATATACAGCAGCCCAGATAGTATCAATGTTTTCAATGAAAGCGGCCTCATCAATGATTAGAAGTGATCCTGCTAAAGAACGCCCTGACTGCTTGCCTGATGGGCGAGATTTAATAGTAGATCCCGTCTTAAGCTTAAGTGTGTGTTTATTATCCTCTTGAATTCCTGGCTTTAAAAACTCAGGAAGCTCATCATACATTAATTTGATCCTGTCAAGAACCTCGGTAGACTCAGCATCACCTTTAGAGAGGATAACGACCTGCTTATGCTTTTGAAATATAATCATCCACAGGGAGTAGGCAGCGGCAATAGTAGTACATCCAGCCTGACGGAACTTGCGTAGGATATTAAACCTGTTCTCCTCAAGGTCAGACAAAATCCTTTCCTGGAACGGATAGAGTCTAAACGGAACCAGACCTCGAACTGGGTGTGTAACCTTAATGTACTGGGAGATGAAGTGCTCAGGGTCAGTTGAACACTTCTTAAACTCTTGAATTAATTCTTGTTTTTCCATAAAAGTATCTTTGGCTCCATATATTATAGTATATGAACATCTACGCTATAATATGTACTAGAGATAGAAATGAGGTAAGCGATACCACTGATAAATTACTTAGTTTTTTATGCTCTGGGGGAATAAAAGTATATTTGCTGTCTGGTGCTAAATCAATCTTTGCAGCATACCACGGTGCTTTTAAGAAAATTAACCCAAACGAAGAAGACATTATTCTTTTCTGTCATGATGATATTGAAATTAGAGAAAATGCTGATGATTTTGTAGAAAAACTAAAAAAATCATTATCTAAACCAGAGGTTGGGTTTGTTGGAGCCGCAGGAACCAAGTCATTAGGTCCTGATGCAGTATGGTGGGACCAGACAAGATGGCAACAAGGAAAGCATAGTGGAACAGTAATCCATGTAGACCCTCAGGGAAGAGAATACACGACCCCTTACGGACCTCCAAGTGATGTTGTAACCCTAGACGGCCTATTTTTAGCGGCCAAACGTAAAGTTTTGAATGATGTTGGGCTTGAAAAGCCAGAATACTTCGAAGGAGAGTGGGATTTCTACGATATTTACTATACATCTCAAGCATTTCTTAAAGGTTACACAAATAAAGTGATGGATATTAATATTTTTCACAATTCTAGAGGAGAATTAGTCGGAAGAGACTCTTGGCACAAGAATCGAGCGGCTTTTATCACAAATAATGATCTTCCAATCGAGATTATAGACTGAAATGAGTAAACGATTAACAAAACACAACATAATTGGTCACACAGGAGGTGGAGATCACAAAAATAACCACTGGCCGCACCCAATGAATGAAGAATTTAATAATGTAATGCGATCTGTAGTTAATATTTACGGAATTGGCAACCCGAATGAACAGCAGCTTCTTAAAGAGTGTAAATCTTATCTTCAATCACGCTTAGATCTCTTAATTGGTCATAAAGTTAGGCGAGATACTGAGGAACATTACAAAGTTATGAGTATTCGAATAAGAGAGGGATTCCACAAAGCACCTCATGAACGCCAGCAGTTAATTGAAGAGTCTGATCTCCTTTTATGTGTAGGAGATTGGAAAAGTAGCAAGGCAGCGATAGAAGAATATAAGTTTGCTACGATGCTAGGGAAACCAAAGTACGAAATGTACCATAATCCGAATATTCCAATAGAAAATATTATTCGATACCTGCAACCCGTTAGACCTATTAAAGATTCAGTATGGGATTCTACAAAGCAGGACAATGTTCTTATTTACGAAACCAAGGATGGTCTCATGGAGCTTATGGATGGAAACCATAGGCATGAGTTTGCTAATAGAGTAGGTGGAGTTACACACCTAAGCGGTTGGATTATTAAGGAAGTATAAAAAAACTCCCCACTAGTAATGTAGTGGGGAGCGGTTGCGAAGTTCCATACCACAGAAAGGCGTAACGTGCCTACCCTGCCGTTGGTCTAGTCTTTTTTAGTAGCTTTCTTAGCTGCTTTCTTTTTGGCTTTCGGTTTTGCTTTAGGCTTCGGAGCCTCTTCGACTGTTTCCCCTTTCCAGCCCAGCTTCTCAAGCTTCCGTAGATTAACGCGAGCCCTTCTACCGTTGGGATTTCGTCTTCTAGCCAGTTTTGCTAACTCTTTTTCAATTAAAATTTTATTATCCATTATTTAATCTCTTACTGTGTTTTCTTTTTGATTCTATTCTGAAGAAGTGTTGTAACTTCTTTTTTACATTGCCTAACCGTTCAAAGTATTTAGGTCCCTTGTTATTGAAACGCTTGTTCTTTTTATTCGGTTTCTGCAATTACTGGTTCGACAACTACGGGTTGTTCAATTACCGTAGCATCCTCTGCGTTACTTAAGTTCATAATCCATAGACCAAACTGACCAATGCCATAACCTGCTCCAAAGAGAATTCCCCCTAGTACTAGAACCTCTGCTAAACTCATTTTATACACTGAGAATGGTGTGCGAATTGTGTCTTTAAATAATATTGCCCAAAGTGGATTCATTGTTTACCTCTAAATGTTCTAGGATCATCTTCATCCTTGCCGTCCCCATTTTCTACAATCCCCTTGAGAATGGTCGATAGATTAGTTACGACCAGCGTGATCAAACCTGCGACAACAGCAATTGAGGTCTCAGGTACGAACTGGATCGAGAAAATGAACGTGCAGACTAAGAACGTCAAATAAAATCCAGCGAACTTCGCCAGGTGCTTTGAGGCTGTCTCTTTCGCGCTCTCACGAATTAAAAGCTCTCTGAACTTAGCATCAGACTCAGCATTAAGTTTATCAACCTCAACGCGACCAGCAGCCTCTCTAGACTCCCTCTCCACACGCCCCTCAGCCTCTTTAAGCTTAAGCGCCGATTGTACATCAATGTACCCCTTATTATCCATCATTGGTTTGTCAGCCATAATCTCACCGTCCTATTGTATGTAGGACTTACTCAAGGTTTTTGCGCCGAATTTTTTTTAACAGCGTTCTAAGTTATTGGGAACTCCTTTATGGGACCCTACAAGAAGTTTAGAGTTAACTCAGAATAAATTTTTATGAGTCCCAACTTTTTAGAATTTTATAGGAGTCCCATAGGATTAACTAGGAGTCCCTTAAATTTTTTTTTATTTTTTTTTTGACCACTAATAATATTTGTATGAGTATCTATAGGTCGCGTAGCCGTTCCCAGGAGTCCCAATCACGCGATATTTTCCCTAAGCATATGTAAACAAAGGACTTACGACGATGAGAAACTTTGGAATGTCCTACAGTTAGTGCTTGTATCTGGTCGATAAGTATAGTATAATGGAAAACATGAAAGACACAGTAACGATCATCCTCTCTACTCTCGTAGGCTATGCCCTCTGGCTCCTCTTGGCTATGGTGGTGCTAGGTGGTGCAGTACGCGCAGACACACCCACCCAAGCCATACACGCTAAGGATGGCAAGGCGTGTGCTGCTATGTTCGATGATGCTATCAAGGTCAACATACGCCC